GGTAATGGTTATAGTGGAAAGGTTATACCACAAGATTTTTATGAAGCAACAGCAATGTTATTAATAGTGGGGTATTCTCTCTTACTAACGCTTACTGTCTTTACGAAGGATAATTCTTGAACATAAAACAACTAACCGATAAGAAAATAAAATATCTTGTTGACAACATGAAGTGTGAGTTTTATCATACAAACGATTATTGGGTGGATACGAAAACGTTCTTTGTTGAAGGAAGTTATGAATACCATCACACAGAGTATCACTGTCATAATGACAAAGGTGATAAATGGTTTGGTTCACCAGACGAAATTGTAAGTAAAGTGATCCATGTTGATGAAATATTTGATGAGTATCAATTAAGAGAATTACGAGAGGAGTAGATGATGACAAAAGAAGTGTATCAAATTTTAGAAGAGGTGGCTGCAACAAGCAGTAAGAATGAAAAAGAATCGATCCTGCTTGAGCATAAAGATAATGAAACTTTAAAAGAGTGTTTCCGTTTAGCTTATTCACCAACAATCAAGTTTTACATTAAGAAACTACCGACACCAACAGAAAATACCCCACGCTTAAGTTTAGAGAAAGCTCTTGAGATGCTGAAAACAAATATAATCAGTCGTGTTATAACAGGTATGGAAGCGGCAGGTTATATAGGAGGGATACTTAAATCTTTAAGTGAAGAAGATTCCAGTGTGGTCTGTAGAGTAATCTTGCAAGACCTGAAGGTAGGTGTAAAAGATGCAACCGTTAACAAAGTATGGAAAGGTCTGATTGTGAAACCACCTCGTATGGGTGCCGCATCTATGAATGAGAAGTCGTTGAAGAAACTTTACTCTATCAAGAACCTAGCTGTAGAACTTAAATCAGACGGTAGTTATGCAGCAAGTGTTTGTGGTGAACAATCAACAATGATGTCGCGCAATGGTAGTCCTCTTGATATCGAATGCTTACAAGAGCATTTATCTTGTGGTGCGTTTAACGGTTTTGCCCTTGAAGGTGAGTTGGTTTACTCACTGGATAAAGCTACTAGGTCAGAAGGTAACGGCATCATTACAAAAATTGTAAAAGGTACAGCTTCTGATGTAGAGAAAGAAGATGCACTTCTACAAGTGTGGGATTGTATCGATTCTAATTATTATCAACCAAAAGGTGAATATCCGGAAACCAATAAGGACCGCCGAGAGTGTTTAGAACTAATGATGAATGAATACCATTATTGGTGCTCTATTAATAATACTTCTCCAAAAATCCACCTGATTGAACGCAAAGAAAATGTATCTGTTGAAGAAGCTTTTGAAATCTTCGAGCAATATGTTCGTGACGGATACGAAGGTGCAATCGCTAAAGATATGGATGCAACATGGAAAGATGTAGGTAAACCTGCTTTCAATATAAAGGTAAAACGCAAGGAGCCTGCAGACCTAAAAGTTGTAGATGTTTTCATGGCTGAAGAAGGTAGTAAATACGAAGGAATGTTAGGTGGCTTTGTTTGTGAAAGTGAATGCGGTGAAATTAAAGTTCGTGTAGGTAGCGGGTTTACTGATAACGAACGAGTCATGTATATGGAAGAGTGTAACCGACCACCTCTTATCGAGGTTGAGTATGATTCTGTGACAGAAGATAAGAAAACAAAGCAGAAAAGTTTATTCTTACCTATTTACAAACGTCCGCGTTATGATAAAGTAGAGGCTGACACATACGAACAGATTTTAGATAAGCAACGAATTAAATAATTATAACAACAAAGGAGTAATATTTATGCAAGAACAACACATTAACGAAATCATGATGGATTACCTGATTGAATCAGCACATTTTGAGTGGAACGATGAACATTTTGATGAAAGCACGTTTTATATTCAAGCAGATTTAGAAAATTAATCGTTGACTTTTACTTCTGTGGCTTCTAAAATGAAGTCATATTGTTAAGAGAAACACCAGAATAAAGGAGAATAATATATGGCAGTTCCAGTAACACCAGAATATGAGGTTAATGTTGGTAAGAGTAAGGAGAGTCAAGAGTTTGGTTTCCACTTTTCAGCTAAGTTGGCTCGAACTCTTGCAGAAACACTGTATGATTACAAGATTGAAGCTGTTGTTCGTGAGTATTCGACTAACATTACAGATAGTCACACTGACGCAGGTTTTCCTGAGAAACAAGGTTACGTTGAAGTTCCCACAAAGATGAGTCCGACTATTAAATTTCAAGATTTTGGTGTAGGTATGTCAAAAGAGACTATTTTTAAAATCTACACTGTTTTCGGTAAGTCTACAAAAGAACATGATAACTCGACGAATGGCTCTTTAGGCTATGGCTCAAAAGCTGCATTTTCAATCTCAGAGCAGTTCACCGTAACATCAGTAAAAGATGGTGTTAAAACTGTTGTAGTTTGTTACAAAGACAGAACTGGTTTGCCCAAAGCTGATGTCAAATCAGAAAAACCTGCCGATACTGGTAATGGAACGACTGTAGAAATCCCTGTAAGCTTGAATAAAATTAATGAGTGGCAAGAAGCCTGTGCTCGTGTGTTAGGTGCCTTCCGTATTCCGCATAAAGTAAATACTTTTGGTGATTACCAACGTGTGTTCGATGAAGTTCGAGTTATGTGTTTAAATGTTCGTGAGAAAGGTAGTTTGTTTATTCAAACCCCAAACCACCAACTAGCTACACACCGCTCTACTACACTTGCCCTTATGGGAGATGTTCTTTACCATTTACCAGATTTTGATAAGTTGATTGGTAATATTAAAATCAAGAGCTTAATATCAACATTGGTTGATAATGGTATGTATGTAACTAATTTCAACATCGGTGATTTAGACCACGCACCCTCCCGTGAAGCTATTAGTTACGACCCACAAACATTTGCAAAAGTTCGTAAACGTGTAAACTCTGACATTAAACAGGAGTACCGTAAATTTATAAAGGGTATAGACTTAGGTGGTGAAGTTAGTTTTTACAAGTTCTATAAACAATACCACAAATCTTCGGCGTGGGAGATGATGAAAAACTTACAGTTGCCTTTCACACAAGGCTGGGAGTTATACAAGATTGATCCTGAGATGAAGCACTCTCACTACTATAAGAAAATCATGTATCTTTTGAACAATGAGAAGTACGGGAAGATTCGTGGGATTGTCCCTGATGCAAATAACTGTAGCACCGTGTTTTCACACACTGTAGAATCTTTCTACCAAGACCGACTTGTAAACATCTCAAACCCTGTTGTAGTTTATTCAGAACTTGAGAAGGGTTTGTATAAGATGAAGGAAACCCTTGAGAGTATCCACAAAGAAAAGGAACGATATGTACTATACGTACAATCAAAATCTCAAGCTGACAATGTTGCCAAGTGGTTTGGAGTAGAAGAAGTCCTGTGTGGTGATAGTTACTCTCCTGAGAAAACCAAACGTAAAGGTGCATCGAATAAACGAGGAAGTTACGGTATTAAGTCAGATCTAGAGACCGTAGCTACCTATCTTACTATCTCGGAAGATGGTGATTATTCTCAAGTGACAGGTAAATTGGATTTATCAGAAGATGGACTTTATTATGTAGATAAAGGTGAAGATATTATCATCAAGGGTGTTGTTCCAAAACAAGAGACTCGATTCTCATCTTCTTCACAAAGAACACTATCTAATATGTTAAAACTTGTTGGCGGTAAGAAAGTTGTCATCCGTAATCAAAACAACAAGGGTAAAATTAATCGTGCGGGTGTGAAACCTCTATCAGTTGTTGTAAGGGATGAGATTAAATCTATTAAACCTGACTTAACAAAATACTTAGCTCAAAAAGTAAGTCATAGTGGCTTCACCAACAAAGAAAAGGTGTTGATAAAGAATAAACCCATTCTAGCTAAAGTTAAAAATAAACTAGACAGTGTTGAGGTCACTAACGATAAAGTGGAACTAGCTGCAAGTTTATCGAAATTCTCTTTGAACAAAACTAAGAGCTTCGAGAAATACCGTGAAAGTAAATCGAAGGTTTACAACAAACTTAAAAGTGATGTAGAATCTGTTATGGCGAAGTTACCATTAGCTGATAAGTTTTGGGATTACGAAACAGAAGATTTTGAATATTACTTGAAACTAGAAAAAGTTATCAAATAAGGAGGAATCATGTCCAGAACAAATATTGTAAAATGTAAAACAAATAGTGAAAAAGCTAGTATTTATAAAATGTGGCACCAAGGTCTGTATGAAAGTAAAAAAGAGTGTGCAAGAGCGTGGAAGATTTCTACACGTACCTTGAACAGAATTCTCGACGAAATGTGCCCTTACAAACAAGCCGCTTACGCATTAAAGGGGTTTGGCGAGGCAATGAAAACTGCGGCAGTAGCTTTAGGTACCTCTTTTGATGACGAATACAATTACACAGTAACTAAGAATCAAATCACTATTTTCTGCAACGATGAAAGCCGTAGTGTTGACAAAGGTTATCCTAAATTTAAGTCGCTTCGAAATAAATTGATTGAACAAGGTTTCAGTGATAGTGTTTTACGTGAAGTATATGAACTACTTAACTTACCTAAGTTTGTAGAAACGTTCAGCGAGGGTAATATCACAGTTAAGCACGAAACAGGTCAAGTGTTTTACGGAACGTTTGAGATTAAGAACTCTGTT